AGGACGTATCAGACGCTTTGGGAGAGATTAGGTACTATGCCAAGGGTGATAAAGAGTCTCTTCGTAGAAGCCTGTATTATGCTCATAATCTAAAAGAAGGGACAATATTAGAGAATCATCATATTAAAACCTGTAGACCAGACTTAGGATTAAGCCCATTAAGACTTAATCAAATTATCGGCACTAAACTAAAGCAAGATGTGAGGGAAAATGAACCAGTTCAAACTGTGTGATTTCGTCTATCCCAAAAAACTACCTTGGGAAGAAATGCTCCGAGATTTTATAGGGGTAAATATATCCTCTCATCAAGCTGCAACCTTATTGGGTGTAGGTCAATCAACACTCCAAAGATGGCAGAACGGTACAGAGCCAAAACACTCTTATGGAGAGGCTATTAAAATACTCCACACAAGATACTGCGGTGAAGAGCTGACAAGAGAAAGAATCAATTTCGTAGAGAAACGAAGATAACGCTAATGCGTTTGTAATTCCTGCCCAACTTGCTATTTTTGCTCTATATGAGTGAAGCAAAAAAAGGTAGACCAACCAAGTATAAAGCAGAGTATTGCGACCAAGCGCATAAGCTCACTTTGTTAGGTGCTACCGATAGACAATTAGCTGATTTCTTCAATGTTGCAGAGTCCACAATAAACTTGTGGAAGCTAGAGCATGATGATTTTTCGGAGTCCTTAAAGCTTGGAAAGGATGAAGCTGATTCAAGGGTAGAGGAAAGTCTTTACCAGAGAGCATTAGGTTACTCTCATTCAGAAGAAAAAGTATTCAATCAGCAAGGTGAAATACTTACTCATCAAACAACCAAACATTACCCTCCTGATTCAACCTCAATGATTTTTTGGCTAAAGAATCGCAAGCCTGAAGAATGGCGTGATAGACAAGAGCATACTGGGGCGGATGGTGGGCCAATCTTTATTGAAGACGCTAACCCTACGGAAATCGCTCGAAGACTGTCATTCCTACTAATGGGTGGCGCTGAATACACAGTGGAACATTAAAGGATGAAAACATGTCAAGTCCAGTAGGAAACTCATTAGGCGCATTAACGACCAATGGCACGATAGCTACAGGTAAGGGCATGGTCACTTATGCTCAGGCAATGGGTGGAACGGCTATTCTTTACAATGGCTCAACATCAGGAACTCAATTAGCGACCATCACATCAAGTGGCTATGTAGACTTCCATGCCCCAGTTCAATACGGCAGTTCAGGACTATATATCACAATTTCAGCAGGATCGGCTGTCGTTCATACAGGATAACCGAGGAGTGGCGGCTCCGTACATCACGGGCATTCTCTGACATAACACATAATGCAACGGGAGAAACACCATGGCACAAACTTTAGAAGACAATCGAAGTAAAATCAGAACCTCCATTCATGGCCGAAGATTTGGTCTGGATCAGGATGAGTTCGCAGTAGGTACGAAAGGTACTCGGATGGTAGTGACTAACGCTACCTCAGATACCACGGGTACTAATATTCCTAATCACGGTATTGCTACAGTCGTTACCACAACGAATGATGGTTGGACGTTAACTGATCCAATTCCAGGCGTTCCGGTACGATTGGTGACTAACTCAACCTCAACAGGTACTCATACGATTACCTGTGCTGCGGCAACAATCAATTCAACCAATGGCATTGAAGGTGCGAGCGTTGTCCTGAGTGCTGCTGGTGCTTATGCTGAACTAACTGGTGTGACTACCGCTATTTGGGCATTAACATCACGAGCAAGCTCAGCGGTAGCCTCTATTAGCTCATAATACGGTTCTGAGGAGGACGTATGAAAGAAAATATTTGGTATACAGGATTAAGTGAAGGCAAGGATGACTGGCCTGACCAACGACATGCGCTTGATATTGCTATCGCGATGGTGCATCGAAAGTTCGGAGAAGATTGGCCTGAAAGCTTTAATATCTCTGTAACGGGGAATAAGGCTGTTATATCTTCTGGGGATGATTTATGAAGATATGTCTCCTTGGAACGGCACCAGACTCATTTAACCTTGCTCCATTTGAGGGTGACTGGGAAATATGGTCATGCAGCCCAGGTACGATGTCTGCTCGTAGAGTGGATAAGTTATTTGAGCTGCATCGTTGGGAGCCTGGCCAGCCCTGGTTCCAGCCAGCATATATAGATTATCTGAATAACTTTGAGGGCGAGGTTATTATGAGCGCCCCAGTTCCATCGGTTAAGGGCTGTAAAATCTTACCTTATGAAGACCTTGTTGATAAATATGGCCCATACTTCTTCACCTCGTCATTGTCCTGGATGATGGCAATGGCTATTGAAGCAGGAGCAACCAAAATAGCCCTCTATGGTGTAGACATGGCTGCGACTACTGAATACCACGACCAACGATTAGGATGCCAATACTTCGCTACTCTGGCCAAGAGTATGGGTATTGAGGTTGGTGTTCCCCCTGAAAGCGATCTTTTACGACCTGCTCCACTTTACGGAGTATGTGAGAACTCACACGCATGGATTAAGGCCACGGTAAGGGCGAGAGATTTAGCTCGTCGAGTTCAAGAACATCAAACCCTGATAGAACAGAATACTAATCAATTGAACTTCCTCAAAGGTGCCATGGATGATCAGGACTGGCATTTACATAGCTGGATAGGAAACATGGATACGATGGGGCAAGAGTTTACCTCTCCGCCTGATGTGCCAGCTCTTCGAGAGATTAAACCAATAAAGATTCCTGATGGATCAATGACTGCCAACGATATTAACGAGGGTGTTGTCAGCTAATGACATCAATGCTTGCAGAAGTCCTTGAGAAGATAGAAAAGCTCCCTCCAGAAGCTATGGAGAAGCTATCTCAGGAGGTTATGGAAGCGACTAAGGACATGGCGTGGATACCGAGTCCTGGCCCTCAAACAGATGCTTACAACTCTAAAGCTGATGTATTGTTGTATGGTGGAGAACCTGGTGGGGGTAAGTCGAGTCTTTTGCTAGGGTTAGCATTTAATAATCACAGACGTTCTCTAATCCTTCGTAGACAGTACACTGATTTAGGCCACTTGCTTGAAGAGGCTCAGAAGTTCAACGGTGGTAAAGATGGGTTCAATGGCAGTCCTCCTCCTAAGCTAAAGCGACATGATGGCAAAGTAATTGACTTTGGTGCTGCTGCTAAGGTCGGTGACGAACAGCATTGGCAGGGAAACCCGCATGATTTCATTGGAGTGGATGAATCTACCCAGTTTGCCGAGATACAAATACGGTTCTTAATGGGCTGGCTTAGGTGTGCTGATGACCCTAATCAAAGAAAGCGAGTGGTTCTAGCAACTAATCCTCCTCTGTCTGCTGAAGGTCTTTGGTGTACTGAATGGTTTGCCCCATGGCTGGATGATAAGTTTCCTACCCCTGCTAAACCTGGTGAGTTGAGATACGCCTACCTTGATGAAGAAGATAAGCATGTATGGGTTGATGGGCCTGATCCTATCTACGTTGAGGCCAGAGGTAAGCATATATCACCAAAGTCTTATACGTTTATCCCTGCAACGGTAGAGGATAATCCCTTCCTTGCAGGTACGGATTACGATAAAGAATTAGATTCAATGCCTGAAGAGATTCGGTCAGTCCTTATGGGTGGGTTCAAGACCTCATTCAGAGATGCTCCTAATCAGGTTATCCCGACAGAATGGGTGAGATTAGCTCAACAGAGATGGCGTCCTGATCCCCCCCAAGGGATTCCAATGTGTTCAATGGGTGTGGATGCTACTGGTGGCGGCAGTGATCCATTAGTTATTGCTCCACGATATGACGGATGGTATGCCCCGATAGTCTCAATACCTGCTAAAGATATTCCAAAGGATAGAATTGGCAGTGTTTCAGCAGGTCATGTGATTTCTAATCGACGTAACTCAGCCACGGTCGTTATAGATTTAGGCGGTGGTTACGGTGGTTCAATGTTTGAGATACTGAATGAGAATGAACTTGAAGTTCAAGGCTATAAGGGCGCTGAGAAATCAACGCGCAGAAGTCGTGATGGTAAGCTAAAATTCACTAATACTCGTACAGCGGCTTTGTGGATGTTTCGTGAGGCGCTTGATCCAGGTCAGCCAGGTGGTAGTCCAATAGCATTACCTCCAGGTTCCAAGGTTTTAGGCGATTTAACGGCGCCAAGCTTTAAAATGACGCCTAACGGATTAACGGCAGAGTCTAAAGAGGACGTTTGCAAGCGGTTGGGAAGGTCTACAGATGATGGTGATGCGGTAATGATGGCGTGGTATTATGGCGCGAAAGAAAGTAATTCAGCACTAGAATGGATTGAGCAGAAGAGGACGTTTAATAAGCGTGGCCAATCTCCTAAAGTTATTAGCGGAAGGAGAAGGTAATGTCAGGCAAAGATGGAATAAAGGGTATTGGTGATTTCTTTAAACAGACTATTTACGATGCTCCTGGAATTGGTGGCGAGATGGGTCGAAGGACTCTCAAGCGTGATCCTATAGCCAAGAGAACCATGAAGAAGGGCGGTATCCTTGAGGAGCCTGAAAAGCGTGTGACACGCGAGGCTACTGAGGACGCGGTAAGAGCTAAGGCTGAAGCTAGGGCTAGGATTAAGCCTATGCCTGACCCTGAAGCTCAGAAAGGAGAGGAGCGTAAGGCTTCGTCAAGACGTAGACAAAAAAGAGGCGGTCGAGCTTCTACAGTCCTTTCAGGCTCTAAGGAGACATTAGGTTGAACGCCAAGAATCTCAAAGAGACAGTAATGAACCTCTTTGGGGAGAGGATGACGTTCGTTAACTTGCTTCAGGAGATAGCAGAGAACTTCTACCCTGAACGTGCTGACTTTACTGTTCGCCGTGAGATGGGCAATGAGTTCGCTGGCAATTTAATGACCTCCTATCCTATCCTGACTCGAAGGGATTTAGGTGACCAGATTGGAACCATGTTGCGACCCACCGAGAAAGAGTGGTTCAAGATGGCTCCTGAAGACAAGGACAGAGAAAATAATGAGTCTCAACGATGGTTAGAGAGAACGGCTAAAATACAGCGTAGGGCTATGTATGCTCGTGGTGCGATGTTCAATCGTGCTATGAAAGAAGCTGACCATGATTACTCAGCCTTTGGTCAATGTGTAGTCTCATGTCGGTTGAATGGTGAGGCCAATGGCCTTATCCATAGAAACTGGCATATCCGAGACGTCGTTTGGCAAGAGAACGAAGAAGGCAAGGTAGGCACTATTGGCAGAAAGTGGAAGCCAATGGCCAGAGACCTTGTAAGATTATTCAAGAACGTCGATGAGAAAGTCACTCGATGCGCTGAGAAAACCCCATTTAAAAAGATTAACTGCCTGCACATTATCTGTGAGGCGGACATGTACGATGGTGATGCTAAAGGAAAGCCTTACTGGTCGATCTATTATGACATTGAACACGATCATGTGATGGAAGAAGTCCCTGTATGGAATCAGGAGTACGCCATTTCCAGATGGCAGACAGTCTCAGGGTCACAGTATGCCTTCAGTCCAGCCACGATTACGGCTTTACCTGATGCAAGATTAATCCAGTCCATGACTTACGCGATTCTGGAAGCTGGCGAGAAGGCTGTGAATCCTCCAATGGTGGCCACTGTGGACGCTGTAAGGTCTGATATGTCCATGTATGCTGGCGGTGTTACGTGGGTGGATAACGAATACGACGAGAAGCTAGGTTCAGCATTAAGACCTGTCACTCAAGACTTGCGAGGCCTTCCGTTTGGTGATGAGATGATTAACGACTCAAGGTCGATGATTGCTCAAGCCTTTTATCTGAATAAGCTGTCCTTACCAGAGAGAGCGCCTGAAATGACTGCTTATGAGGTAGGCCAACGAGTACAAGAGTATATCCGTGGTGCCTTGCCAATATTTGAGCCTATGGAGTCTGAAAGAAACGGTACGGTATGTGAATTAGACTTCGATATTCTGATGAGGGCCGGAGCTTTTGGTTCGCCTCACGACATACCTCCAAGTCTCAAGGGTATGGATGTAGAGTTCAAATACGAGTCCCCATTACATGATGTAATCGAACAGCAGAAAGGACAGAAATTCCTTGAGGCCAGAGAGTTATTAGCTTCGGCGGCTGAGTTTGATCCAACGTCCTTGTATATTATGGATACACCAACGGCTTTGAGAGATGCTATGAGTTCTGTCGGTATCCCTGCTGAGTGGGTGCATTCTAAGCGAGATGTTGAAATCTCTGTCCAACAGGCTCAGGAAGCTCAACAGACACAACAGATGATAGAGACTATGCAGCAAGGCGCTGATGTAGCGGCTACTCTCGCTCCTGTTGAGGAAGCTATGGCATGAAGAACGGAGCCTTTAAGCCTCCTGTCTATGAGGCGGCAGATGTAACGGCTATCCAACAGCTAGAACGTGGCGAGGCTAATGCTGAGATGCAAAAGCGGGCGCTTAACTGGATTATCATGGAGGTGAGTAAAACCTATGATATGTCCTATCGTCCAGGTGATACGCATGAAACCGCTTTCCATGAAGGTAGACGATTTGTAGGAAACGAAATAATTAAGATGTTGAAGTTAGACCCAAGTAAACTGAGGAGAAAAGAAAATGGCTGAACCAGCAATAGTAGACCCAGTAGAACCAGTTGACCCCGTGGAGCCAGTTGATCCACCAGCAAGCCAATACCCAGATACATGGCGTGAGAACTATGCGGGTGATGATTCATCCAAGCTAGAGGCTTTGTCTCGCTATGCGTCGCCCTCAGCAGCCTTTGACGGGCTTATCGCTACTAAGGGGATGATTCGCTCAGGTGAGTACAAAAAGGTCTCAGAGTTTCCCGTAGAAGGCACAGATGAAGCAAAAGCAGAATGGCGTGAAGGTAATGGTATTCCTGCAAGTGCAGATAAATACGATCTGACGTATAAAGATGGTCTTGTTATCGGTGAGAACGATAAGCCGATTATTGACGACTTCCTGTCCTTTGCTCACGAGGGGAACATGTCTCCCAAAGACGCTCAGGCTGCGATTGAATGGCATTATCACAATGAAGAAAAGATTGTTGAGGCCATGGCTGAGAATGACTCAAGGATTCAATCTGAGACTGAAGATGCTCTACGAGCTGAATGGGGTACCGAGTATCGAGCTAATGTTAATCGGATTAACGGATTATTGGACACGGCTCCAGAAGGTGTGAAGGATAAGATTTGGGGCGCGAGATTCGACGACGGCTCTCCATTGTCCTCTGATCAAGGTGCTTTAAAGTGGTTGATTGACATGGCACTACAGATTAACCCTGCTACCACGCTGGTTCCTGGTGCTGGCGATAACATTGCCGGAGCTATTGAAGATGAGATGAAAGAATTTGAAAGCAAGATGGGTAATAAGAACTCTGACTACTGGAAAGGGCCAAAGGCTGAGGGTAACCAGAAGCGTTATCTTGAGCTAACTCAAGCCAAGATGAAGATGAAGTAACGCATAAGCGTTTGATATTATTCTAACGTCTGTTTAACTACATATAGGGTAAGCAATTACCCTTTTTATACCAACATGCGGCCCCTGAACGGTCAAGATCAGCCCCTTAAACGGCTTCCCTGATTGCTCCATAAAGGCTTCCCCAAGTGAAGGTTCAAGTGAACTTAACAAAAGGAGCCAATTATGGCCGATTCAGCGATGCAAATTCAGTATCGCCAGGAGTATATCCACGGATTTGAGCAGCGTTCTTCGTTGCTTCGAGAAACGGTAACTACCGAGGCGGTAATCAAAGGTAATCAGGCAGTCTTTCTTGTAGCCGATTCAGGTACAGCAGAGACAGTTACACGAGGCGTAAACGGTTTAATCCCCGCTCGTGCTGATAACTTAACTCAAAACACTGCAACACTGACTGAAGAACATGATTTAGTTCGGAAGACAGGATTCAACATCTTCGCCTCTCAAGGTGATCAGCGTCGGATCATGCAGGAAACCACAATGGGTACGGTTAATCGTAAGATTGACGACCAAATCTCCACTGTTCTTGATACAGGCACAGTGACGGTTGGTGGTACAACTACGGTTCCCAATGTTGATTTATTCCAGAGCATGTCTGTGAAACTGCAGAATGCTTCAGTTCCATGGGATTCCAACATCACTCTGTTGTGTCAACCATCTTTCCTTGCCTATCTTGAGCAAGCACCGGAGTTCGCTTCTGCGGATTATACCCCAGTGCGTCCTTATGCTGGAGAGAACGCAGAATGGAAAGATCAACCAATGGCATATCGGTGGAGAAATACATTAATCATTTCTCATCCAAACCTGCCAGGTAAGGGAACTGACAGCGAGAAGTCTTACTTGTTTCATAAGTCTGCTGTCGGTCACGCTGCTGATACCTCTGGTATGGGCGTTGCGGTCGGTTACGACGAAGAGCAGGACTACTCATTCGCCCGTTGCTCCATGTACATGGGTGCGGTTCTTTTACAAAATAGTGGGATTGTCGTGGCTACTCACGATGGCTCACTGTACGCTTAAGGAGGCTTATCATGGCTTATGATTCAACTGGAAACCCTCCTATCCTGATGGCTCGGGCGGGGTTGGCACCAACCAACAACATCAACAGTACCTCAGTGTCTAACGGTATGAGCTTGTGGGGTTATAACTCTACAAATCTTACTACTGACATGACTGCATCTGGTTTCTTCTCTAACGCTCAGGCGTTGGGTATGAGGAACGGCGATATGCTCATGGCGACTACTTACAGTAC